TGCCCATTTTATATTTAATTTTCTTTTATGAATTATATTACTCGTTCCGCACTTACCTAATTTAATATCGCAGTAACTTTTTTTAAATTCATTGCCTTGTAATTTTATGTCGTGAACAAAATACCAATCATTATTTGTAATCTCATTACTTAAATTAAATAAATAATCTTTAGAATAATAATCATCAATATCTAAATAAATAATATAATCTCCCGTTGCTTTCTGTATACCAAAATTCCTTACACCTGACCATATCTTTTGTTTAGGAACTAAATATAATACTATTTCTTTGTTTTTATCTATCGTTTTAAAATATTTTTTCAACAAGTTAATAGTTTTGTCGCATCCGTCGGCTATTATTATTAACTCCCAATTCTTATACGTCTGATGCAATACGCTCTCTATTGCTCTAATCAGTTTATCCTCTTTATCTGTTGCCGAGTTAGGATAGTCGCCCAAATAAGACGGCATTATAATACTAAACTTTGTCATTTAATATGCTTTCGTATTCTTTATATTTTTCAGGAAATCTTTTTTTTACTACTAAATTACTTACCCATGCTGGAGAGTGCCTGCAATTATAACCACCCATGTTTATTAAAGGGTTATATCCTTTGTTTTTGCCTTGCCATTCTTTATCCCTCCATTTCTCTGCATCCAACCGATGAAAACATTTGCCTATTTTCTCCTCACAAAACGACCTTGTCTTATCTATTTTACCCGGCAAATAAATAAAAAATTCCATTCCTAATTTTTGAGCAAATAAATCATCTTGCGCCCTCGACACAGAAAAAAAAGCATCGTGAGTTTCCATCTTCCAATAACGCAACATAGCACCATCTACATCTTTTGACCCCTCTATTAAATCTAAAAAGCCATTTTGAAATTCTTTTAGTGTTATGTTTTCAGATAATCCTTTCGCTACGTAATCTTTTAATTCTTCTTTAAATTTAGGTGCTGTTGCTAATCTATCGAGGTAACTCCCTTTTATTAACTGCCCATCTTTTGAAATTCCTATCCGGTTTGAAATAGTGTTTAGCTTGCCTTCAATTTTTTGAAATGTTAATGCTTTATTTCCGAACTTCTTAAAATAATCCTCTGAATAAACAACCATATCCAGCATATTTAAACCTACATTTTTAAATATGTTTTTTGAATATCTTTTTGCGAACATCTCAAAGATAGTATCCACCTCGTCAATAAGTCGTAGATTTTTGTTTGTAAAAACTATTTTCCCATTTTCAATATCAAATTTATTTAAATATTTCTTAAATACAAGTGCTGTCAATTCCTTTTGTATTGACTCCATTTCTTTATACGAAGTTTTAAGAGATTTGTCAATGTATTTTGTTCTCTTATTAAATAAATCTTCTATTTCTTTATCTATCGAAGCCATCTGTTATTCCTCGTCTCCTGTTATATTTAAATCTAATTCAGGCGTTGATGCTTCTAATTCATTCATTAACATATCTACTTTCGCATCTATTAAGACTTTTTGTTTCTCAAAACTTAATTCATAGAAATTTTCATTTTCATTTTCTAAAGTATCAAATATATTTCCAAAATTAGAATATAAAACCTTTACTCTTTTAGGTATTAAATTACCGCTCATTAGTGCAATCGTTTCTGCTTCCCCTTTACCACTGAATGGGTTAAATTTATCTCTCGTTTGATAGCGTATTAATTCACTCGGTTTCTCGTCAAACATAACTAACATTAAATCGTATTGGATGGCTCGTATAATGCTTTCGTTCGCACCTGATAATCTTGCAAAGTTTAATTCTGCGATTAGTTCTGATTTTGTTTTAAATTTAAAATCTTTCTCAACTGTTGCTGTTACAATTAAATTTTCATAACTATCAATAATCTTTGATATTGTTTCAATGCAGAACTTCCACGTATCTGCGAAATTAACAGCATAAGGATATAATGTATCGTAAATGCTTTCCATTCCTATATTTAATCCGGTTGCTGTCTGACTTATCTCTGACCGTGTATATGTATCCGAATTGTATATTGCCTCTTTGCAATTTTTAATTAACTCACTTAATTTTTCATTTGTAAATCTTATCCCATCAATAGGCGGATAAATATAAGCTATTAATGAAGATAGTTCTATCATTTCCTCCTTGCTATCTGGGAAAGCAAACTCTAAAACATCCATTCCAGTTGTATGTACTTTCTGTCTTCCTGTACCTCCACACACTCCGCACGTGCTATTATCGGGCAAATATCCCTTGTTACAACCTTCAGCATTACATCTGTTTGTATAGATAAGTTTCTGTGGAAAATTATGAAGTGTTAATGTTATATCTAATTCAGAATTTATATTAATTATTTTATTCAGATAAGGCTCGGCATCCCACCAAAATGGAACGAATGTTCTTCCGTATGTAACACCATCATATTTGTACCCAAAACGCTTTGCTTGTACCCATCCTATATTATGTGCAATAGGTATTTCAATAGAATACAAACGACCTAATAAACGAATATACGTAATATTATCAATCACTTTTGTATCTAAATCATTCGTAATGCTTCCTAATATCTTTTCGTTAATTTGTGCTTTTAAAATTATATTTTGGTTAGGAGTATAAATACTATAATCAAATAAGTTTTTATATGTTTTGCTTTCTACCTCTGTAATTAAATAATTCAATATTCCATTGATATATTCGTAGTCAATAGCTTGCTTGCTGTTTACGATAAAAGGATAAGGCTCGGCAAGTAGTGTACCATCGGTTGAATTAAATTCAATGATAATCCATGCGTTTGGGTCGCTTCTATCGTAGTATCGTTGATTAGTTTTTATAAATTCATAAACACTTTTGTTTCCATAGAATTTATTTTCAGTTTCAATTAAATTATTTTCTTTGTTAGTATCCGTATTAACATAGTCGCAGTAGATAGCAGAAGACCTTGATACTTTATTTAAAATAAAATCGCACGTATTAATAACTGCTGGAACGATATGCGAAGTAATAATACACCGCTGTTTAAATAATTCTTCATCTTCCCTTGACCTAATTCTATGCAAATAAGTATCTAACCCTTCACCAGTTGTATAAGCAAATGCCTTATTGAAAACACTAACAACATGATTATAATCCTTGTGCCTCTGCTTTGTCTGTACTGTATTTATTAGTGTAGTTTGAATATCTGAAATAACGTCCGGAGATAGCGCAGTTTTTATATAGTTTTCAGCCATGATTTTTTTTTGTAAATATAATTTAAATTTAATTCGTTTTAATAATTTTATATTAACTTTTATCTATTGAAATATCCTTTAAATGCTTCGCAAAGGAAATAACGCAAACAATCTAAATGGTGTCCATATTTTTCGTAAGTTTGTTTTGTTAGCTTATCAGTGAACTTCTCTTTTAGCATTCCGCCAGTAGCGTCTTCTTTTATGTTTTCAATATCGGAAATCAAATGTTTGCAGTTAGGACTTATAAATATATCTATCGGCATATTTCCACTGAAAATCTTATTTAAAAATATACGTGTTTTATTTACGTTCGGGTTTGATAAAGGAACTCTCATTGATGAATTATGCAACTGCTCACGTAAGTCTTGCTGAATAATATCGTAATCATTCCTATTATTCCTTGTATCTCGCTTTCTACCGCTAACATCTCCGTAAATATAAAGGCTCTGTTTTATATTTTCTTTTATCTCTCTGCATAATATCGGCGTCTTGTTGTTCGGGTTAGCAAGGGCAAATTCTTTAAATACATTGATAACATATCTATCTTCTTGTTTAGTTATCTGCGAACAAATGCAACTCAAATAAGGTACTACGTTTTGGTCGAATGATATATGTACAGGAACTTCATTTAATACCTCCATACTCCTTACATGCTTTGAATAATTAAATGATGTTATGAACTCACCCCCTGTCTTTATTCTACCCCACTTGCCCAAAACATAGATACGATACATATTCTCATCCCCTGCTATCCGTTCCTGTAACACTTTTAAATATTCATTGTCAAGGAAGTCATTATGCTCGTAGTTGCTCCAATGAATAAAACAATTATCTACTGTATTTTCAAAAAACACTTTATGAAGCCAATGTGTTTCATCTATGGGGTTGAATGTTATTATAATCTGCTTGTAATGTAGTGTCTCCCCTCTTAACCTTAAATCTAACTGGTCTAAATCCCCTTGCTCTAACTCTGTTGCTTCCTCTAACCACATACCCGTAACGGCGTGAATAGACTTAAGTTTTTCCACATCGTCTAATCCTGTCGTTATTATCTCATTTCCGTTTGTGAATTTAAAAGATTTATCGGTCAGGTTTATAGAACAATAATTCATTAAATCATTCTGTAATAATATTTCGTGAATTATTTTAAATACAGATTCTTTTATAGTCCTTGCAACTTTACGGACTAATAGAAACCGATGACCTTTTTCCGTTAAACATCTTTGAATTATTTTTTGAGCAGAAGTATAAGATTTACCACTACCTGCACCACCATACATGATTAGATACCTTGACTTTTTTTCAAAGCAGTCCGAAAAATGTGCTGAATATTCAATATTTTTATTCAATTTTCTTTTGGGCTGGAATGAAATTTATTGTTAATGATTCACCATCCCTCCCAGTTACCTCTGTAGCCTGTTTTGGCTTCCCATGTATCCTATCATTTATCATTTCCGCACCTTGAACCCTGCGAAATTCTTTTGCATCGCCCGTTAATAACAAACTACCGTATGCCTGTAGCGGAGCTGGTAATTTTTCATCTTTTATAAACTCTTTCAAGTCTTTTACTGGCAAACATTCAATATACTCCATCAACGACAACACCTCTCCTTTTGGTGGTCGCTTCCCATAGATTTTTTCAAAGTAATCGGTTAAGGATGTTAAAATCTTTTTGTTTTTTCCTGACCGATTGATATTCTGCGGATTTTTTTGAAACCCATTTGTGTTATCTTTACCGCTTAATAGTCTCTTTCCCATTCGTTTGCTTTTCGTTTGCTTTTAAGTTGTTAATTAAAGTTTTTCTTCTTATCGGAGTGTTATACGCAAGCCTAAGATAGACGAACCAAATAACATATTAATTCTTTGATTTGAATATCATTTAAAATGACTTCATTTCCATCAATATCAATCCCAACACCTAATTGTTTTCTTGCTCCTAAGTCCTTTTGATTGTGAATAGGTCTTACTTTAATTTCCTTTCCAGTAATTCTGTTTTTAAATTTCTTCCAACTTGCCATTTTTATTTGTTTTGTGAGAAAGACCAGCGGATAACAGCGGTTTTACAATAGCCGCCTGACAAATCTCGGTTAATAATTAAATTTTTCCTTTGACGGCCATCGCAAAGCCGCAAAACGTTACGATAATTTCTTTTATCTTGTTTCATTTTTTAAAAAGGTAAGTCATCTGATTCGTACGGGGTACTTGTTTGTTTTGTTGAATTGCCATTTTCCGACTTGTCATTTTTTGCCAAGAATTGAATTGTATCGGCATAGATTTCAGTAATATATTTTTTCGTTCCCGACTTATCCTCCCATGTTCTTGTTTTTATTTTACCCTCTAAATATATCTGACTTCCTTTTTTTAGGTATTTCTCGCAAATATCCGCTAATGTACCCCATACAACTATGTTATGCCATTCTGTGTTTTCTATTTTCTGTCCGTCTTTGTTTTTAAATGATTCTGTCGTTGCAAGTGAGAATGAAGCACTTTTTTTACCACTCTCGAAAGTCTTTATTTCAGGGTCTTTACCCAAATTGCCAACTAATATTACTTTGTTTACTGATGCCATTTTGTTTGTTTGTTTGTTTAGATTTCATCTATTTTCTTCATCTGAATAAATACCATTAAAATTTGGATTGACAGAATATAATTCATCTCTCTTTGGGTGACAAGTGTTTTTCTTTTTTCTTCGATTTATCTCATCTATATCTCTTTTATCGGTTATCTTTAAAAGATTACGAGGACCATAGATTGCTTCGAAACCAGGAAATTCATCATTATTTCTCATTTTTTATTTTTTTTAATTTTTTTTAATTTAAAAAAAGGCGTGGATTAAATTATATAGAAGCCCCGGATTTATTTGCTCTATGAATGTAAAGAACGATTTACCCACGCCTTAAAAATCTAAACCTATGAAAAACAAATATACAAAAATTATTTATATTTTGATAATCTTTTTTAATTATTTTTCTTCGTAAGTGGATAGATTCTTTTTCCCTTAAAGATTATAATGCCATCATCTTCGTTATTATCTAACCACGTTTCAAAATAGGCTTGAATTTGCTCATCTTCTGTCCCGCAATTTTCATAAATTGGAACTTTTACTTCTTTTTCGGTATATCCAGCATTACACCAGAATTTCATTTTAATTTCGTACATAATTAACTTTTTTCCTCGTATGTAAAATATATTTTCTGCGAATATCTTTTTTTATAGTTTAGTTTAAATTCGTTCATTCGCTTTTTTGTCCATAGTTTAGATAATTCTTTTTTGAAGACCATTTCAGTATCAAATTCAAAACCGCAACGAACAATCATTCGATAAATCTTTATTTCTATTACTTTTATTTCGTCTTTCATTTAATTAGTAGCTTTAAATCTGTCGTAATATTTCATAAATTCTTTGTCTTTAATCTTAATAAGCGTATCTGTAAGATTAATAGAATGCAAGGCTGTTGTTCTATCGTAGCTTGTTAGTTCCTCTATCATAGCTTTTATACTTTGCCGCTATGCGCAACCAAAACCAGTCACATTATAACCAACCCACCGGCTAATAAGAATAAATTCAACACCCATTGGTGCAGATTTTAGTTTCCGTCTAAATGCTTTTACTGTTCGGCAATCTTGATGAGAACTATATCCTTTTTCACCTGCGTTTGGATTTTGCTCCCATTTTTTCGTGTTGTGATTAAACCACCAACCATTTTCAAATGTGGTGAATCCCATAAATCTATAATTTATTCTTGTTCTCTTTTTTGCTTCGTACTTTAATTTCATATCATCAAAATTGGCAGCGCATAAAGACAGCTTATAACACCATTAATTATTTTTTATATTATTAATACCATATTTAACCGCATACTCCATAAATTCTTTGTCGGGTTTCCTTCCTAACATCAAATCCTTGACACTCTTTAACGAATGCAAGATAGTTGTTCTGTCGTAGATACATAACGTACTCAATTTAGTTGGAGTAATTTCATACTCAAAAACTAATTTATAGAAAAATATGTTCCGTAACCAAACATAATCTCTTTTTCTTGTTTTATTTGTAACAAAATCGGAAATCCCGAATGTATCTATTATCCGTTGTTTCTCATAGTTGTATGCCTCTGAACAAGTCATTTTTGCTTTTGGTAGTCCAGCGTAAATATAAGGGTGTATCATAGTTTTTTAGTTTTAAATTATTAAAGGTGTATATGTTTATTAGAAACAGTTGAATACCATGTCAAAAACTGTTTCATAACTCTATATTTTCCAATTGGAGTTAATTCTTCCCATTTAGTTGCCCAATATATTTGGTCTCTTTTCCCCTGCAAATAAGCACTGAATAGCAACCGTTTGCAACCATTTAGCCAACCCTCAGCTTTTGCAATTTCTTCAAAAGCCTCTCTCCCATCAAAAGAATTATGTATTATCATTAGTTCCCCATTTTCAAGTATTTCAGCAGATGGTCTACATTTACAAGTAGTATCTTCTGTATGTTCTTTAATGTCGTTTATTGGTAACAT